GATATGTTGTTTACCGACCCACCTTATGGAGTTAATTATACTGGCGGGCATTTTCATAGTGGAGATGTAAACATAAAAAGACCACGTGAGAAACTAATTGCTGACGATACAGCAAATATATATAGAGAATTTTTGCCTGTAGTTTTGCCTTTTGTGGACGGGCCATGTTATATGTGGTTTGCCAGTACTAAAGGTAGAGAAGTGTATAATGCACTTCACGAAAACAATACAGAGATTCATGCACTGCTTATATGGCATAAGGTAAATGCAAAATATGCAGCCATGAACGCACAATACAAGCAGAGACACGAACCTTGTCTATATTTCAAACATAAAGGTTCAACATTGCGATGGATAGGACCTACAACAGAATCGACAATATGGGAGATTAAAAGAGATGCGGTAAATGAATACCATCCTACGCAAAAACCGATAGCTTTAGCAGCAAAAGCTATAAAAAACCATGATGTAAGAGTTGTGCTTGATGTGTTTGGCGGCTCCGGCTCAACCCTTATCGCCTGCGAACAGCTAAACCGTATCTGCTACATGATGGAAATCGACCCGGTCTATTGCGATGTCATTGTCAAACGATGGGAAGAATATACCGGGAAAAAAGCGGAATTATTGAGATGATTGATGGTGGGAAGAAAAACCAAATTAACGCCTGAACTGGCTGAGAAAATTGCAAACTATATTTCGACCGGGAACTATGCGGTCGTGGTATGCGGATTGGTGGGAATCGGTGAATCGACGTATTACAGCTGGCTGGAGAAAGGTGTTAAAGCAAAGAGCGGAAAATATCGGGAATTTCTGGAGTCAATAAAAAGGGCCGAAGCCGCACGAGAAGCCAAATGGATAAAAGACATAGATGGAGACCCCTCTTGGCAATCAAAAGCTTGGTTATTGGAACGCCGCTATCCAGAACGGTGGGGAAAGAGGGAAACTCATGTTGTAGAAGGTGGGGACGAGAAAAAACCGGTTAGAGTTGAAGTGAATTTAGATGAGTTGCTCGACCAATACGAAGCTGTTGTACGAGAAATTCAAAAATCTTCAGTGGGAATTGTTCAAGAAGACAGTTCTGTTGAACAAGTACATTCCTCATCATCCGACCCCGAAACAGACTGAATTTTTAATTTTAGAAACTCCCGAAGCCTTATACGGCGGAGCAGCCGGAGGCGGAAAATCAGACGCTTTATTGATGGCAGCATTGCAATATGTCGAAGTGCCGGGATATGCAGCAATCCTTTTCCGAAGAACTTATACTGATTTAGCTTTGCCGGAAGCTTTAATGGATAGAGCCAATCAGTGGCTACAAGGAACCGACGCTCATTGGATTGATAAAAATAAAACTTGGGTTTTCCCCAAAGGTTCAACCCTTACTTTTGGTTACCTTGAGAATGAAAACGATAAATACCGCTATCAATCTTCAGCCTATCAATTTATTGGTTTTGATGAATTAACCCAGTTTACCAAGAGCCAATATATTTATTTGCATTCTCGAAAGAGAAGGCTGAAAGGTTCAAAAGTACCAGTCCGAACGAGAGCAGCAACCAACCCGGGTGGAATTGGTCATGAATGGGTAAAAGAACGATTTAATGTTTTGGGATTAGGTGGAAAACCATTTATCCCAGCAAGATTAAGAGATAACCCCTATATTGACCAAGAGGAATATGAAAAAAGTTTAAATGAGTTGGATTACATAACACGAGCGCAGTTGCTGTATGGAGATTGGATTATTAATCCAGAAAGTAAATTATTCCAGCGAGAATGGTTTGAAATTGTTGATGATTATCCCCGTGGGACTCGAAAAGTCAGATGGTGGGATTTAGCCGCAACAGAACCAAAAAAAGGAAAAGACCCGGATTATACTGTTGGATGTTTAATGACCGAAAAGGATGGAATATTTTACATTATTGACGTAAAACGAGTCCGCAAAAGTCCTCTGGGAGTGGAAAAACTTATCAAACAAACCGCTGAATTGGACACCACAGAAGTTGAAATTTTTATGGAACAAGAACCGGGAAGTTCGGGAGTTTCAGAAATAGACCGATACGCCAGGGAGATATTAAAAGGATTTTATTTTACCGGAATCAAGACAACCGGTTCAAAAGTTTTAAGGGCGAAGCCTTTATCTTCAGCAGCAGAACATGGAAACGTGAAATTGGTTCGGGGAACATGGAATGAAGCCTTTTTAAGTGAATTTGAGAATTTTCCCGGAGGAGCACATGATGACCAAGTGGATGCCGCCAGTGNNTGATTATTACGATAGAGGAGAATTTTGATGAATTTTTTCGATAAATTGAAGAATGCTTGGAATTATTTAAAACCTGTTTCAGAAAGCATTAATGATGGAGAACCGGGTTATACCAAATTAGGCGATGTCGAAGATAAAAATATAACTTTTGATTATTTGAAAAAAATTCGGCATGAAGCGTGGAAGGCGGTTCTTACCAATCCTCTTGCCAAAAGACAAATCCGCAATGTCACCAGTTATTTGGTGGGGAGAGGATTAAAAATATCATCGCCTTCCATTGACGCTCAAGAAATCATTGATGACTTCATTCATGACCCAGAAAATTACTGGGAGTTATTTGTCCGAGAAGAATCCAATCGACTGCAGATTGATGGTGAAATCATCGTCTTATTATTCATAAATACCGGGAATGGAAAAGTTATGGTTCGGGACATTGAACCCAATGAGATAACCGAAGTGATTTTGTCACCCGATGATTATAGAAAAATTTTGGCTTTAAGGAGAGTTCATACCAGAAAGATTTACAGCGATGATTTCAAGAGCTTTAAAACGGAAACTATTGATGAATACATTAAACCCGGAGAACCTGACCCCAATAATGAAAATATTATCCGAGATTTCCTATTTATCAAAATGCCAATTATTGCTACTCAGTTTAGGGGAATACCGGAATTATCCTCTCATTTGTACTGGTTGAAAAAATACCGACAGTTGTTGGATGCCAGAGTGGTATTGAATGAAGGGAGGGCGGCTTTTATTTGGGACGTGACGGTGGATGGAACGGATAAAGACGTCAAAGATGTAAGGGAGAAAAACTCCAAACCACCTAGACCTGGAACAGTAAAATTTCACAACAAACAAGTAACCTGGGAACCCAAAAGTTTAAATATCAATGCTCAAGAATCAGAAGCAGATTTAAGGGCAGTGAAATTGATGACAGTAGCAGGCTCAGGACAACCGGAATATATGATTACCGGTGATGCCAGTAATGCCAATTTTGCCTCAACTCAGGAAACCACTTTTTCATTTCTTAAATGCTTGGAAGATTATCAGGATTTATATGAATATTTCCTTGGAGCTTTATTCAATAAGGTTTTTTACTATGCTCAAAAATATGGAGAAGCGCCAGAAACATTCAAAGATGTAAATGGTGAGGAAATAAAGGGTGATGAATTGATTAATATTACTTTCCCGGAAACCAAGCCTCGAGATTTGGAAAAATTAGGAAAATATCTGCAGATACTGCAATTAATGGGCATTGTTTCTGATGAAACCTTGGCAGGAATGGCCGGTATTGATTGGAAAGCTGAGAAAGCAAAATTGGAAAAAGAAGCCTTGGAGCGTTATCCCAAACTTGAAGAAGAATGAATCAATTACAGCGAATCATAAAAGCAGTAAAGCAGGCAAGAAGTGAATTTTTAAGACAAACGGAAAGACATATTAAGACAGTTATTGCCAATTATGAGCAAGCTCAACAAGATATTGAACAGCAGTTGTTGAAAAGAATTGATAAACCAATTGATTCTTATCCGATTGAAAGATTAAGAGAACTGGATTCCCATATTAAAAGACGGATTGACCAGATTGCTTATAATCGGAATGCTCAAATCCTCAATGCTTTAGAATCCGCTCAAAAGTCCGGTTTTGACGCTCAAATGCTGCAAAGAGAAATAATGGGGAAACCAACCATTGGAATTGATTGGACATTCTTTGTGCCACGAGGTGTTGAATATTATCAATCTTTTGCTTTGCAGTTGTGCGACCAGTATGACGCTGAATTGGTTACCGCTATCCAACAACAACTGAGAATGGGTTTTATTGAAAGAAAATCATGGAACAGTATTATCACCGATATTCGGAGAAATGCTTTTGGTTTTAAGAAATATCAAAGAGTTGACCGCAAAGATAAAGGGGCAACTTGGAAAATCAAACGAATGGTAAGAACTGAAATGCAGCGAATGAGAACCATGGCAGAGGAGGAAGTAATTAATTCTGATAAAGATATTATCGGTGTGAGTTTTCATTTTGGAGGCGGTCCTTGTGATGGTTCTTGCCAAAGACTGGTAGGGGATTATTATAAAGATGGGAAGGAAATGGGATGGCCTCCACCCACTATTCCTATACATCCGAACTGCATGTGCTATACCACTAATATTTATCCTGAGATTAGAGATTATATTCAAAAGTTACCAAAGCAAGAGAGAATAGCAATAGAACAACCAAAGAGCGAACAGCCGAAGATTGATATTATGAGCCGTATCGGCAACATTAAGAATGTTTGGAGAAAGAGGTTCGCAAATCCAGAAAGCTTTGAAGCTAAAATGCTAAAAAATGCGAATCCAGGAAAGTCATTAAACGAAATTGAATCTGCTTACGTAAAAGCGTTCCAGGAAGAAATTGACAAATCTCACATTATGATACGAATAGACCATTCGATTCTTGATAAGATAGTGAAAGAAGGAAGGTTAAAAACTCAGTTTGAAACCAAAACATCGAAGGGAATATTAGATACAGAAAGAAGAGCACAAGTTGAATTTAATCTTTTTGGAATTAAAAGTAATGCAAGTCCATCGGAAAGACCAATTTACGGATTTATGAGGGAAGAAAGCTATGGGAATTATGCAGTCAAACAGTATGGC